TCCGGAGACCGCGCTTATTTCCACAGCGCCGGACGCATGAGCAAGCGCAAAAAGAAAAAGAAATCGAAGAAAGGGTATTGACACCCCGCCAGAATCATGTAGTTTACTCGCATGAAGTGCGTGTCATACATTCGAGTATCCGGGCGAGGTCAAGCTGACGGGGACGGGCCAGAGCGTCAGAAACAGTCAATCAAATCCTTCTGTGAACGCGGAGGGATAGAAATCCTGAGCGAGTTCTCAGAGACGATAAGCGGGACGGTCGAATCGATGGACCGTCCGGTGTTCAACGAAATGATCGAGGCCATCGAGTGCCGACGAATCAACGGTGATGAAATCATCGGGATCGTAGTAGAGAGAATCGATCGTCTGGCAAGGGACCTCATGGTTAGCGAAATCCTTTTTTCAGAATGCCGCAAGCGCAACATTAAGGTTTTTGCATCGGATCACGATTTTCAAGACTTAGCGACCAACGACGGAGACCCGTCACGTAAGTTAATCCGGCAAATATTTTCTGCGATTTCGGAATGGGAGAAGTCTCAGATAGTCCTCAAACTCCGGAAAGCCCGGGAGGCAGTCAAGCGCAAGCAGGGATACTGCGGGGTTCGTCCTTACAAGCAAGGCACCCCGATTGAACAGTGCATGATCGATTTACTGGCGCGGACAGTTACCGCGACTACCCCACTTGAAGAGGTGGCGGACAAACTCAATTATGAAGGTTTCCGGACACGCTCCGGGGGGATATGGAACGCAAAATCCGCCTGGAGATTGCTGAAGCAGATAGGGATGCACACTCCGAAGGACCCATCATATCGTTTGAAGAATTTGAAGGGGAGTCCCGGAATTCGATTTGGCAGTGAAACACAACAAAACAAAGGAGCATAAATATGGATGGAGCATACAAGGCGTTTATCAAGGTTCACGGAACTGACGTGGTCGAGGACTTCGCACGCAAGCACCGTGAAGATGCGCAACTTCGGTTGGCGCGGATTCAGAATGGTGCAGACCCGGATTATCAAAACGGGCACCCAAAGAACAAGGAGAAGGAGGGTTAATTTTTCCAACCTTGTTCGAGCGGCAACCCGATTTTTCTGGTTGCCGTTCTTGTTTTTTAGCATCACTATTTGATTACTGCGGGATACCTCAGTGGCCAGAGGACCCGGCTCATAACCGGTGAAGTCGGGGGTTCAAATCCCTCTCCCGCTACCGGAATGTAATGTCAATTTGGCAGACGGCGCGGACTGGAACCGCGAGGTTGAAGGTTCGAGTCCTTCCATTCCGACCATTTATCGGGGGTCAGTGTTTGTGGGCACGCTGAGAGAGCTACTCAGAAGATGTATGTTTAGATACGACAACACCCCCGACCAATTTATTGCGGGTAATGGTGTAATCGCGAGCACGCCGGTTGAATAATCGGAAGAGGAGGTCGCCCACTCCTAGCCCGTCCAAACTTTATCGGGGGTAGGTGCTAAGGCACGCAGAGAAAGCTACTCTGTATAGGTCGTCCCTATTACCCCCGACGCTTTTTTGAAGACTGTTCACACTCGCATTGACGTAACTGCAAACGCGCCCGAAGATCAGGGCGCGAAGATTCGGGACTGGGATAGAGAGTGGAGGGCCGCAGGCTACCACACCCGGATTTTTCTCCAGCCGCCCCCGAAGGGCAAAATAGTTTTCCATGACGACCGACCCAGGTAAGACAGTTTTCATTTACGCACTCAAGGAACCTGATACTGGAGAAATCCGGTATATTGGGAAAGCTGAGGATGTGAATAAGAGATATGCCAACCACTTTGCAGATAGAGAAACCAATCATCGAACTAACTGGATAAAATCTTTGGTAGCGCGGGGGTTAAAACCTGATTTGGAAATTCTTGACGAAGTTCCCGAAGAATATTGGCGACAATGGGAAGTTGCCTGGATTGAATATTTTCGCGAATCGGGGGCCAAGCTAGTTAATGGGACAGCGGGGGGAGATGGAGTCTGGGACCCGTCTGGGGAAACGAGCAGAAAAATATCAAGGGCGTTGACCGGGAACTCCCCGTCTCAAGAGACGAGAGAAAAAATAAGCAACGCCCTTCTTGGTAACGTCCCTTGGAATAAAGGAAAACAGGCTTCGATAAGCTGCCGGTCATCTATGATCGAGGGGTGGCGACGGAGACGGGAAAGGCTGGGCATCGGACCCCGGAGGCCCCCGGAGGCCAAGACGGAGGAGCAACTTGAGCAGATTCGGGCTCGGAACCTTGAGCAAATTTGTGCGCTGCAAAAGAGAAATGCAGACGCACGTCGAGGAACAAAATTGAGGGCGGGAACTAGTAGTTTTGTCGGAGTTTGCTGGAATCGGCGCGAAAGCGTGTGGGTTGTGCGGGCGTCTGTCTTCGGGGAACGGCTATACGCCGGGAAATACGATTCTGAAGTTGACGCCGCCCACGTCTACGACTGGGTAGTCCGACTATACTTTAGGGATTCCGCGAGGGTCAATTTTCCATGAGTCTTTTCGAAGGTCCGGAAAAGATTTTTTCAAGCAAGGTGAATTCTTTTGTTCACTCGGAAAAGCGTTTTGAAGCTGCCCAAGAAATCGACGACTACTTGAAGCTGGGCCTTCATCTGGAGGACGATCCTAAAAAGTATCTTCCTGTCCTCCAGCATTGGTTTCATTTTTTAGTCAACTCAGACCACAAGGAGGAGGCCGCGAAGTTTCTCTGGACCCCCGCACAATTCACCCCTGAACCGAAATTCACTTCGTCTCTGTGGAAATTTTTCGATGAGACTTCTCACGGCTTGATTATGGGAAGTGCATCGGTGAGTAAGAGTTACTCAATAGGAGTGAGACTACTCATAGAGTTTTTGCAAGACCCGGAATGGACCACTATTCGAGTTCTCGGACCTTCGGAAGCGCATCTTAGTGCCAACTTGTTTAGTCACTTAGTATCACTTCACAAAACTGCCAGTATTCCGCTACCGGGATTAGTGGGGGATTTATTTATCGGTCTTGATCGAAGAGACCAACTTTCATCAATTCGCGGGGTGGTTATTCCGTTAGGACAGGTCAAAAAAAGTGGGAGGCTCCAGGGGGTTAAGCGCAGGCCCCGGTTAACTCCGCATCCGATTTTCGGAGTATTGTCCAGACTTTATCTGTTTATTGACGAGGTGGAGAATGTCCCAAAATCGGTTTGGGGCGATGTAGATAACATCTTATCTAACATACAATCCGAAGAGGACACTAGTGGATTTAAAATTCTGGGAGCCTACAATCCCGGAAATCAAGCGGACGAAGTAGCCAAGAGAGCAGAACCCACTTTTGGTTGGGCTTCTTTCGACATTGATTCACACTATCGATGGAAATCAACTAGAAATTGGGATGTCATTCGTCTGGACGCAACCCAATGCGAAAACGTAGTTCAAGATAAAATAATTTATCCAGGGCTTCAAACTAAGGCGGGCCTCGAACAAATCGCTCGTAACTCTGGAGGAACCGGATCGGCGGGGTTTTATACAATGGGCAGAGGAGCCTACCCCCCACAAGGCGTGGAGTTGGTAGTAGTCCCTCCGGGGCTTCTTCAAAAATGCCGCGCCGAGTTCATTTTTTATGACGATCCTCGCCCCATAGGTGCAGTTGATCTTGCGCTCGAAGGGGGGGACACGGCGGTGTATGCTTTGGGCCGCTGGGGTAGAGTAACAGGGATAAAATATCAGGCATCGCTTGAACATCCGCAAGGTCACAAAGTAATGTTCAAGGATAAAGCCGGACAAAATATCGTTCGATGGGGATTGCAGGCGGATCAAGTTTTCGCCCTCCCAAAAGGGGACACGGTTGCGATGAAAAATGCAATTATAGAAACCAATCGCAGAGCAGGCGTGAGAGGAGAATATTTCGCCTGCGATCGAACTGGGGGTGGAAGTGGAGTTGCAGACTTGATTAAATACGAGTGGAGTCCGAGTATCCACGATCTTAACTACTCTTCTGCGAGTAGTAAAGATAAAATCATGGCTGAGGACACAAAGACCTGTAATGAAGAGTTCGAACGAGTTAATTCCGAGATTTGGTTTTGTATGCGAGCGTGGCTGGAGTTTGGCTATTTGCTTTTAAGCCCTTCGATCGATATGTCGAAACTGACGCAGCAACTTACTGGAAGGAAGTTTAGAAAAATTGGCGGAAAAACTCGCGTAGAACCTAAATCAGATTTTGTAAATCGCGGCCACGAATCCCCCGACGAAGCAGACGCACTGACGTTGCTCGTCCATGCAGCGCGTAAAGGTTCTGGAGTGACGCTCAGCATGAACCTGGAAGAACTCCCCGCTTCGGATGACTCCGATGGATGGATGGACGAAATGGTTTTGCGCGGTGGGGCCAGGATCGACGAAAGTAATCGGACGCAATTCCTCGACGACGATATGAGACCAACGCACGAGGCAATCCTTTAATTTGAATGGAGAGAATTAACGTAAATTTAGCTCCTAAGTCCGGGTATCTTTTCAAAGAGACTGACGGGACTACGATTACAGGGGACCACTGGTCGGGCGTCGTCTCTCGCGTGCGAGCATATCGGCGGCGTAACAAAATGCCTCCAGGCGATCCCGAGTCGGAGGTGAGAAATCAGGCGTGTCAGCGGGACCCGACAATCTGCCGCAGAGACGACGGCACGCACGCCGCAGCCGTCAAAGTCGCTTCCCTCAAGTCGCGGGTGTTGCAATGGTTCTCGGGCATCCGGAAATCGGGCAAACGGGATATTTCGGAGTTTGTGTCAAGTGAACTGT